TGTGGCCACTGTTGTGTCCGGTATCTATACATATCCTGGTAGATACTTGAATGATGACGGTCATTTGAGCTCATATAATTTCCTTCAGAACAGACACTATTATCAAAACTTCTCATATGTGGTAAGAGTATCCGAGTCATTGAATAAGTATAAGGATATTCTACTCAAGTTGGCCCACCCAGCTGGCACCAAGTTGTTTGGTGAGTTCACATATCATAATGATAATTCTCAGAATGTTACCACATTTGAAGCAACCACAACGAAAGTTATACAATTCAAGCTTGGCAAATGGCAAGCAAATCTTGGCAACATAATGGTTAATTTGACCAGTCATGGTGTAGAACAAAACAACACAGTATATCTGGAATTTGTGACCGGAGATACTATAAATATAAGTAATGGAATATTCATCGTGACTACTGCTAATGCAAACCATTTCACGGCAAACGCAACAAATACAACAAATAGTAGCGGCAACGTATATGTCGGTGTGATAACATAATAGGAAAGAAGAATGAGTCACCCATCTATCATAACAGAGAACATTCGTATTATGGCCGCGGAGAATTTTCGCGAGTCTGTTTCCGAGGTAAGCAATAACAAAATCTATGTGACTATAGGCAAGGTGGATGCATGGGCTAATGATGCTGATCCGGATGATGCCAATTCATCCATATCGAGTATCAATGAAATTTGGCATCAGATGATCGGTGGCAAGATAATAACTGGAAATGACATTAGACATGTGATTCCTAGATATAATTGGACAGAAAACACAAGTTTTGCCGAATATGATCATAGGATGTCTGATGCTGACCTATTCAATGCCAATAATAAGTTCTATGTTGTAACTGATCAGTGGAATGTATATAAATGTATCTCCAATAATAACGGTGCTGTATCCAACACAAAGCCCACATCCCTAACAACCGACGCAACGTTCCAGACGGCCGATGGATATGTTTGGAAGTTTATGTATCAAATTTCATCAGCCGAGAGATTCCGTTTCACAACCGATGAATATATTCCAGTAAAGTATTTGACGGAAAATGATAACTCATTACAATGGTCGGTTCAGGAAGGTGCTGTTGACGGTGCTATTAATTCCATAAGAATAACCAATACCGGGTCTGGTTATTCGAATGCAAACAGTGTTACCATTTCAATAACAGGTGACGGAACAGGTGCTACGGCCGTGGCCACGATAAATGCTTCTAATATGATCACCAATCTCACAATAGTCACACCAGGCCGAGATTATACGTTTGCCAATGTTTCTATCACCGATACAGGAACAGGCGTAAATGCGGCCGCTTTTGCTATCATAAGCCCTCAAGGTGGCCACGGAAAGGATCCGCTGACAGAATTGGGCGGATCGTATTTGATAATCAATCCCAGAATTTATGGTGATGAAGGCGGTAAGATACTAACAAATAATGATTTCAGACAGTTGGCCCTAGTCAAAGACCCGTATATATTCAATACATCGAATGTTGCAAATGCTTCGGCATTCTCTCAGTGCACAAAACTGACAGTTAGCGGCGCCTCTGATGAATTCATTGAGGACGAATGGGTCTACCAAGGATCATCCTTTGCATCATATACATTCAAAGGAAAAATCGCCTATTGGGACACATCCAACAGTGTATTGTATTTGACACACACAACCGGTACATATTCAACAGACCTAATAACCGGTGTAGATTCAGCAGCTTCAAGATTCGTTGATTCATCGACAAATCCTGAGATGGAACCAAGGTCAGGAAAAATATTATATATAGATAATATTAGGCCTGTAGAAAGAAACGTCGACCAATCGGAAGACATAAAAGTAATTTTCAAATTCTAAGGAATGTAAATGGCAAAGGCAAATGTAGTCAACACCCTTGTGGTACCTTCAGCAACGAAGGTTTTTCCTTATTATGACGATTTCAATGAGGAAAAACAGTTCCTAAGACACCTGTTTAGGCCGGGATATGCCGTTCAGGCGCGTGAACTGACACAAATCCAGACGATATTGCAAAACCAAATTGAGAGATTTGGTAGACACATTTTTGTTAATGGAAGTTCTGTAATAGGTGGAGAGATCAATTTTGCGCGTGTTGCAACGGTCAATATTGCAACCCAGTATGCCGGAAGCGACGTTACCGTATCCAATTTCTTGGGTAAGACGGTTACCTTATCATCAGCAAACAATCAGGTTATCGGACAGGTAATCGAAGTCAGCTCTGCTACATCAACAGAACCACCAAGTCTATACATAAATTACGTTACAGGCACAGAATTCGGTGCTGGTGCCACCATCAAGGTTCAGAGCGAAAACGTTTATGCCAATGTGGTCACAACCGCAAATGCCAAGTCTAACTCATTTTATGCGTATATCAATGATAGCGTCTATTTCTATAATGGATACTTCATTAAGGTTCCTAAGCAGACCGTAATCATCTCAAAGTATACCACGAACGCCAATGCTAAGGTTGGTCTGGAACTAGATGATTCCATTGTCACCGAGGCAGATGATTCCTCATTGCTTGACCCCGCTTTGGAGTCGTCAAACTATCAGGCCCCAGGTGCTGCCAGATATAAGGCAGAATTGGTTCTGGCCAAGAGAGACCTGACATCAACCGATGATTCCGCATTTATTGAGATATCAAGAATTGAAAATGGTGTTATTAAGAAAAATGTTAACACGCCGATATACTCTGAGATTGAAGAAGTTCTTGCCAGAAGGACATATGATGAATCTGGTAACTATACTGTAAATCCATTTGTTGTTACAATCGATGAGGACACCCAGGGTGATTCCGCAAATAATCTGATTGTGACACTATCGGCAGGTAAGGCATATATTTACGGTCTTGAATATGAGACCATTTCGGACTCATATATTCGCATACCAAAAGCAAGAACCACTGCCAATAATCTAAATTACAGCTTGATTGCCAATTATGGTAATTATGTCATTGTCGATGGCCTAATGGGACCATTCAATACATCAAGTCTAGGTCTATTTGATATTCATTGTGTTCCTTATTCATATGCCAATGGAACAAATACATCAACATACAGTTCAACCAAAATTGGTACAGCAAGAGTTAAGGACATTGAATTCTTCTCAGGTGATACTGATGTATCAGCACGTAAGCATGAATTCTATTTCTTTGATGCCTCTTTCACGGCAATTACCGATAATTGTAGCAGTACGGCCAATTCTACTTCTGAAGTTGTGCTTCATACCGTAAAGACATCTAGCAATAATAATGCATATGATGGAGCAACAATAAAGGTTAATGCAGGTAATGCGGCCGGTGAGTTGAGAACAATTCTTTCCTGGAATGGAATGTCTAAGATTGCGACGGTGGATAGTGCATTCTCAGTAACTCTCAATACATCATCTAACGTATCTATTGAGTTTGACTTTGGTGAGGCTGAGTCATTTGTACAGAATACCACATATACAACTGGTGGCCCGAGCAATGCTAATGCCAATATCACAGTACTGAATAAGACTGGTGGTACGGCAAATACGCCCGCATATGTCTCAGAACCAACAAAGACTCCTTTGGTGTTCACATACCCTAACAAGTTTGTGGCATATTCATCCATAGCAGACCAGTCATACATGTACAGAAGGGTTTATACCGGAGTACAGTTCACATCTGGTACATCAGCAGCAATTACGGCAGGATCAGATGAAGGATTTGAGGGAACGTCATCATCCTCAAACGTAGCATCAACAGTAACAGATAATTTCCTTGTTGTTGTAACAAATAAGCAGAGCTCAAGTCGAGTGGCGGGCGAACAGATCAAGGTGAGAACAACCATATCTGGTTCACCTGAGCAAGCAGTATTTGACACAGATGGTGGTGGAAGCGATACATTTGTGGCCACTGTTTACGCTAAGATGGATGTTGCCGGTTCTTCAGCAACTCAGCGTGTTAAGACACTAGTTAAGGCAAATACCCAGACATTTGCCTCTGAAACGGCGGCCAACACGTTTATTGGATCAACCGGATCAAATACAAGCATTTACCTGGATACAGGCCAAGTAGTAATACGAAGCCCATCTGGAGTACCAAACCAGAAGGAAAGTCTGTATATCTCCGACGTTATTGCAGTCAAGAAAATCTATGACTTGAATGGTGCGGCAGTTCCAGCAGCTGGTGCAAGCATAACTGGATATACGGACGTAACAAACAGATTCAATCTAGACACAGGTCAAAAGGATGAATTCTATGACCATGCTAGCATATCTCTAAAACCAGGATCACGAGCATGTAAAGGACCTCTGATCGTATGCTGTAGGTATTACAAGACCACGACGGATACCGGTTACTTCTCTGTTGACTCATATCCTAGTTTGGCCACAGCAATTACAGAAGAAGGAACAGACATAGGAACAGGATATTCTCTGATTCCTAAGTATAGGAATTATTCTCTAAGAGATTGTATCGACTTCAGGCCTGTTAGACAAAATGCAGCAAATACACCATTGGTCTATAGCCTTGTTGGCACGAAACTACCAATTCCTGCAACAGACTTTGTTTCTGACTATAGTTTTTACCTACCAAGATATGACATTGTTGTGTTGAATACAAACAGGACTCTTAGCGTAATTCAGGGTATTCCTGCCGCCTATCCACAGTATCCAACGGCGCCTTCTAAGTCTATGGTTCTGAATACTCTGTATATTGAGCCATATACTGACTATACATCGAACGTAAAAGTTCGATACATGAACACCCAAAGATATACTATGAAAGACATCGGCCGACTAGAGAAAAGGCTGGAAGCTGTTGAATACAGTGTGGCACTGACACAACTTGAGAAGTCGGCAATTGATCTATCCATCCTTGATAGAGATGGACTGGAGAGGTCTAAGTATGGTATATTTGTTGATGGATTCACAGGACACCTGCTTGGTGATACAAACTCACCAGACTATAAGATCGCAACAGACACAAACGGAAGATACACTGGTGATGGAATGGCAATTCCTCAGTACATGTATGGTTCTGTTGAATTGGATGTGGTGGCTTCCGAAAGTGTCAATATAGGATTGGATAGAATTACTCTTGGTTATACAACCGAGGAATTTATATCTCAACCATTTGCGACCAAGTTTACTCCTGTTGCTGATTACCTATATGCCAAGTATGAAGGCAACATCTATACAGCACCTGAGTCTGATATCTGGCGCGATCATAACAACGTGCAAACAGTGAATATAACAAATGTACGTAATGAGACACATAGAACAGATTACACATATACTGGATATACCGAACAGGAGGCTCTGGCCTGGGCAATCGGTGAGGTTCGCAGATTTAGTATGGGCGACTCCGGATACAGGGCAGACTTCAGTCACCTATCAGATGAAGAAATTACTTCATATCTCAGAAGTCGTGGTGGTTCTGGTTCAAATTGGTATATTGCATTGGGATTGAATCACGATAACGGTAACGTATCACTTAGATAAGGAATAAAAATGACAACGACTAATATTGCTGGCCGTCCTATAAGTCAAGACACCAGAATTTCCAGGGTTACAAATGGAAACAGGACGACGATTACAGAGACGACAACGGTTGACTTTTCCGGTGAGAATACCGGTATTATCGATGTTCAACAGATTCCTTATATAAGAAAGTCAAAAATCGAATTCGTTGGGTACAAGCTAAGGCCTGAGAGACTTCATTACATCTATTTTGATGATATTGACATGTCAAAGTTTGTTCAGGCCCTGAATACCATGTACCTTGATACAACCAATATTTCCTCTTGGCCTAGCATGCTATCACCGCCAGCTGAAGACCTATACTTCAATGGTGGTAATGCCAAGATCATATTGGCAGAGACAGGTTTTGATGGCAATGTAATACTTCATTTGGCTGAGAGTCGCGGCGTAACATCTAACGTATTGGCAACCAATACCGTTAATGTAAGCAGACGGTCTGGACTGGATACCATCACCACGACATTGCTGGCAACTGGTAACATTCTGACCTACATACACAGAACAGGTGTGGCCGGGGCAAACTCAAATACAGGGTACATAGAATTTGCCCGAGATGCCAGCCCAACCCAAAATATCTATGTAGGAAATGTTATCTCCATTGTTAGTGGAACCGCAGCTGGACAAGTTGCAAATATCGTCAGCTACAACGCCGTAACAAGAATGGCCGAGGTACTGCCAGCATTCAGTGCAATGTCAGCCAACTCAATCTATTCTATCGGTGACTATAGATCACCATACGCAAGCAATGCTCTTCCTAGGTTCTATACTTCTCAGAGAGGGCACATTGCTGGTGTTCTTCATATTCCTGATCCATCTGCAAATTCTCAGTATTCGTTCTATACGGGAGACCGTATATTCCGTATATTGGATAATCCAAACAACGACGTTCTGGATTATACATCTCGCGCAGACTATCGCTATACAACCAATGGTCTAAAGGTAGATATTGCACAGCAGATCAATAGAAAGGTCTTCACAAATACAACGATCATAACAACATCGACTGTACACACAGATGAACCGACCTTGACCGTATCTAGCACAAGCGACCCCGTGGCACAGTCATTCTATGTCGATGAACTGATATATCCTGAGGGTGTTTTTGTGCCTAGCATCGATGTATATTTCCGTAACAAGAGCACATGGTCTATTGTTGAGATGCAAATCAGGCCTATGGATGGTGGATTCCCATCTGCCACAGAGGTATTGCCTTATGCCAGCACAATTCTGTCGGCCGATCAGGTAAATGTGTCATCGACACCTAACGTGTCCAACTCAATGACCAGAACAAGGTTTACATTCCCGTCTCCTGTTTTCTTGAATTCAAAGCAGGAATATGCTTTTGTAATCATCACAAACGACAGCGAACTTGACATATTTGTGTCCGAACTGGGTGGCACCGTTATAGGATCAGAGCGAAAGGTATCAAGACAACCATTCTTGGGATCAATGTTCAAGTCTCAGAACGGCCGAACATTCACACCTATACAAGATGAAGACGTAATGTTCGTGATAAACAAGTGTGTATTCAATACATCTGGAACAGTCAGATTCAATGAAAGAAAGAGACCGTTTGTTGAACTTCCTGTTGGTGCTACAGCAAACACATACGTTGCCAATGCTCCAATGGATATGTTCATTGTACATTCTGATGCCATTGAGGTGCCTGGAACCAAGTTGACCTACAATTACAGAGCAACCGGCAATTCAGATGGTGTTCTGGATTCAGCCTATACTGAATTCTACCCTGACGAAATGGTACCATTGGATGAAAGGAAGATTGTATACGGTCCAGACGTTGCAACCAAGTCGTTCTACATGCAAGTTGGTATGACAACAAAGAACACCGACGTTTCTCCTGTATTGTTCCGCAACAGACAGAGCCTAAAACCACAGAAGATGCTCATCAACAATATGGGTATAACAAATGCTATCGTAACAATTGCCAACTCTGGTAATGGTTACCATACATCCAATACCTCACTTACATTTAGTGGACTTACCGGTTCTGGTGCTAATGGATACATTATCGCAAATACAACAACCGGTGCCATTGAGTCGGTTATCATCGATGCCGAGGGTTCTGGATACTTTGATAACGTTACAGCAACCATTGCATCATCAAATGGTCTAAATGGTGTGATACTTGTCTCGGGTGAGACCGACAAGTCTGGTGGTCCTGCACTGGCTAGATATATCTCAAAGACCATTCTGTTGGATGACGGATTTGATGCCGGCGACCTTCGAGTTTATGTGACCGCAGCAAGACCGCAGAACTCAGATGTAACCGTATATTATAAGATACGCAATTCGCTTGACCCTGAGCGTATGGATGACAAGTACTGGAAGAAGATGGTTCAGATTGGTGATGAATTCACCTATGCGACACCACCAGACTTCAGACCATCAGAGTATGAATTTAGGCCTTCTGCTACAGCAAATGCCGTATCATACTCAATATCTGGCACAACATACACAACCTTCAACGAATTCAAGTTGAAGATTGTACTATCATCGGCCTCGACGTTGCCACCTGACATACCAGTATTGTTCGACGTTAGAGCAGCTGCACTACCTGGAGACTTGTTCTAATGGGAGGAAGAAATTTGATCAAAGTTGAGGGGAATAACTCATTCCGTAAGGATCCCTCAACAGGTGCACTGATAAATACCAACACAAAGGAAAGAGACGAATACCTAAAGAAGAAAATGGAATTGCAAAAACAGAAACAGTTGGAGGCCGATGTGGCAGAACTGAAGACAGATTTGCAAGAAATAAAAAACATGCTTAGGAGTCTAATAAAGTAATGTCCGGATACGTCGAATTACATATTGATCAAGGAGCCAATTTTCGAAATGTCATCAATATAACCGATGATATAACCAATACTCCTATAAATGTGTATGGGTATACGGCCGAAAGTCAAATGAGGCGATCATATTACTCAGCAAATATCAGTGCTAACATAACATGTACCTTCTCAAATACCGCAAATGGTGAACTATTGATGACCATGACACCAGCAAATACCTCACTGCTCAAGGCAGGACGGTATGTGTTTGACATCAAGGTTACCGATACATCAAACGTTGTAACTAGAATATTGGAAGGAATAGTGACGGTTAACCCTAGTGTCACCAGGTAGGTACTTGTATGGTGAAAGCCACAGTAAATTCGAGCACACCTAACAGAGTTTCCATAAATGCTGATGACAGACAGGCCATCAGGGTCTCCACTTTGCCGGCGGCATCATCTTCGGATACTACAGCGCGAGAATACGCCAATGGAGCATGGACGACCGCCAATTCTGCTCTAATCACCGCAAATAGTGCATACGACAAGGCAAATGCTGCTAATGTTCTGGCCAATAGTTCCTATACATTTGCTAATACTGTTAATGCAATTGCTGTTGCTGCATTCGAAGCTGCTAATAGTGGGGCGTCGGCAGCCTCTGCATATGACAAGGCCAATGCTGCCAATTCTCTTGCATTCAGTGCTTATGGATTTGCCAATACAGTAAACATACAAACTGCGGCCGGTTTTGCTCAATCCAATATTGCTTTATTGACCGCCTCAAGTGCATACGATAAGGCAAATGCAGTAAATCTCTATACAGATAATGTAAGTATCAATGCGGCGGCCGCCTTCAATAAGGCCAATTTGGCCAATATAGTAGCAGCGGCGTCCTTTGCGGCCGGCAACACCACCTATACGTATGCAGCCAACAATGTAATGTTGGCGGCCAATAGTGCTTATGGTGCTGCAAACTCAACATATACATATGCAGCCAATACAGTAATGTCAGCTGCAAATGCGGCCTTTGGGGCAGGTAACACCACTTATACATATGCTGCAAATACTGTGTTGAGTGCTGCTAATGCGGCCTTTGCCATGGCCAATGCCGCCAACCTGATGCCTGTTGGCAACACTATGGCCAATGGACACTTTACCGTAAGATCAACAAAGAGACGCATCAATCTAATTCCTGGTACAAACATCACAATTAATGTCGATGATGATCCAACTCTTAATACTGCTAATATTACCATAACGTCAACTGCAACAGGTGGTGATCCTGGGCCGGCTTTTGACAAGGCCAATGCAGCAAACATATTGGCCTCAGATGCATATGGGTTCGCAAATACCGTAAATCTAAGAGTTGTTGCAGCATATGCGCAATCCAATATTGCCCTATTGACTGCCTCAAGTGCATATGACAAGGCCAATGCCGTTAACCTTTATGTGGACACAGTTAATTCAAATGTTACTGCGGCATTCGCAAAGGCAAACAATGCTCTTGCAAATACTGATGGTATTCATACAGCTGGCCGTTTGAATGTCTCAAATCATCTGGTTGTATTTGGCAACATAACAACAGCACAAACAGTAACCGCCCAGCATTTTGATAACGTATCGGATGAGACTCTTAAGGAAAACATTCATACAATACTAGTATCAACCAGTGTTCTGGACAAACTAAATCCAGTTTCATTCAATTGGAAGAGTTCTGGAGAACTTTCTTATGGACTAATTGCTCAGGAAGTCGAAAATATTCTTCCTCAGATAGTTCATACCAGTGGAAACATCAAAACCGTATCATACATACAATTGATAGCATTTCTGATCGCCGCAGTGAAAGATTTGCAGGAACAAATAAATAGTATAAATACTAAACTATAATGCCTAGTAATCCATAAGGAGGTCGACGATGGCAAAGTACCCAGCAACGAAAATACTCAAAAGAGCAAAACCAAAAGTAAGATTGTCTGACGGTGTGGTAATGACCTGGTTCATTCAGGTACTTTATACACACACAAGACAAAATGGAACCACATGGTCAACAACATATGATCATGAGGAAGACGTTGAATACATGAACAAACTTCCAACAGAATTCACTCAGGCTGAATTAATCAATTTCATGCCATCCAATAGAGATGTGATTTTTGATGCACATTATGAGGCACACAATACGCCACCGGCGGATGAAGTATTGAGCGAATTTTCACTTAATGATCTAGCGAAAGGATAAATTATGGCCGATAAAATGAGAATAGTAATGCTTTCTGCACCTTGTTATGATGGAAAAATAGAGGTATGGCACGCTGCGGCTTTAGCTGACACATGCAAAATAGGACTAACAAAGAATATCAATGTTTGCCCGATTTACGTATCATATGATGCGATGCTTCCTCGTGCCCGTAACGACATTATGAAAATGGCCTATGAGACTGAGGTTGATGACCTGTTTTTCGTTGATACAGACCAAGATTGGAATCCTAATGATTTCTTTCGTCTACTAGACCATAATGTCTCGGTGGTCGGTGGTCCTGTACGCAAGAAAAACGATATTGAGGACTATAATGTTCGACTTGAAGGTGATTACAAAATTCAGGATAATGGACTAGCAATTGTTGATGGTGTTGGTACTGGATTTCTAAGGATACGCAAGGATGCCATTGTTGCACTTTGGGAATCTGAGTATAAAGAGTATACAGAACCAGGAAAGACACCAACCAAGAGCATATTTGAATTTGTGGTTGATGACGGCAAGTTGTACTCTGAAGATATTGTGTTCTGTAACAAGCTCAATAATCTTGGTATAAATGTATACATTGACCCATTGGTAAAATGTGGTCATATTGGTCCTAAAAGGTGGGAAGGTGATTTTCATAATTGGATCAAACTATACAAACCTATAAGGTAAGATATGGCGATAAAGATACGGGGAGAAACGGTTCTTGATTTTGATGGAGCCAGTTTCTCCAATACAAACATTGCGGTAGGAGCATCTGCGGCCAGATCAGTAACAACCGGTGTAAGGAACGTTGCTGTTGGTGGTGGTGCTCTTAATGCACTCACAACCGGTATCGACCAAGTTGCAATCGGATATCGTGCTCTTTATAGTACTGTCGCCCCGAACATACCTAATATAGCTATAGGAACAGAAGCATTGTATTCAATGCTAGATGGTGGTAGCATTGGAAGAAATACGGCGATAGGATATCAAGCAGGATATTCATTAACAACTGGAGCGGGAAATATTGCAATCGGCACTCAAACTCTATATGCCGATGTTACAGGCGGTGCATCCATAGCAATCGGTTATCGTGCTCTTTATACACAAAGTGCACTGCCGGCAAATTCGCCAAATATTGGTATTGGAAATTTGGCCGGAAATCTTCTAACAACCGGATACAGTAATATAATGATCGGCATCGATGCCGGAAAGGCTCTGACAACAGGAACACGGAATGTTATTATCGGCCACGTTGCAGCTAGAGCAACCACAATAATGAGTACTAGTGTTATTATAGGTGAAGGTGCATTATATAATGGAACAACAGGATCAGGCCTTACGATTGTCGGCCATTATGCCGGATTTAATTTAACAACAGGAACCCTCAATACCGCAATTGGTTATTATGCCCTTAACTCGTGTGTTACTGGACAACAAAACGTTGCCATCGGAAGAGGCGCAATGCAGGCTGCAACAGGAGGCGACAACAATACTGCAATTCATACCGGTTCGCTTAATTCAATGACCACGGGAACAGAAAATATTGGAATTGGTATAAACACCGGAGCAGCACTAACCACTGGAACAAATAATATTGCAATTGGTAGAAATGCGTTGTCGCAGGCCGTGGCCACTGTAGGTACTGTTGCAATAGGTGGTGGTGCCCTAGATGTAAATTCTTCAGGTATTAATCTTGCTATAGGTTATAATGCAGGAGGTGCATTAACAACTGGAACATTCAATGTTGCAATAGGATATGAAGCCCTTCTTAGTGAAGTTACTGGTGTGCGAAACATTGCTATAGGATACCAAGCACTAAGGTTACAAACCGGCACAGCGGCCAATGAAGGCAATATTGCCATCGGATACATTGCCGGAGCAGCACTAACCACAGGAACACAGAATGTGTTTATTGGTGCTGACGCCGGTAGACTTGCCACCACAGCTACATTCAATGTAGGAATAGGGCCATTTTCCTTGGCAGCACTTACCACCGGTAGTGGTAATTTTGCTCTTGGACGAAATTCTCTTGGGGCGTGTACTATAGGCAGTTCGAATGTGGGAGTTGGAAGAGACACTTTAGCGTCTCTAACTACAGGTGGTACAAATGTCGCCGTAGGATTCTTTGCTGGTAATAAAATAACAACAGGAATTAACAATGTCGCTATTGGCAGTAACTCAATGCAAAATGCCACTGTGTCTAGAGATATTGTGGCACTCGGCGCCGGAAGTCTAGCATCATTGACAACAGGATCATACAGTATCGCCGTGGGTTCGAGTGCTCTGGCTTCTCTTACAACAGGACAATATAATGCTGCCATAGGATATCTCACCCTCAGATTTGCAACAACAATTGTTAATGGTACAGCTGTAGGATCAGAATCACAGTATAACAACCTAACTGGCGATAACAACACTTCTGTGGGATACAGAACATTATTTCAAAGTCAAACAGGAAACAACCATGTTGCGGTTGGCCATCGTGCGCTTTATAACTCAAACAACGGAACTAGGAACGTTGCAATAGGTTATGATGCAGGTATTGGAATCAACGTAGGATCAAATAACATTGTGATCGGAGGATACTCTGGCAACAATGAACCGATATTTAGTTCTGGTAATGGATGGATTATTCTTTCTGATGGTGGGGGACGTATAAGAATGTCTATTGACCCATCAGGCAATGTTGCCATGAACACCAATACAGCAACAGCCATATTGGATGTCAATGGAAACAAGATGCGATTGAGGTCAAACAATACCCCAGCATCAAACACATCCACAGGAAACAAAGGCGAAATTTGTTATGATGATAACTACATATATGTTTGTACAAACACAAATACCTGGTCAAGGTCATCCCTTGTACATGCCTGGTAACTAAATAGAAATAAGAGAAGGGTAACATGGCAGGATTATCAAACGTAGCACTAACCGACACATTTTCGGTCTGGATGACCAGGACAAATCAATTGGTTCTAAAAACCAATGAAATGGAAAATGTTGACAATTCGGCATTTGGAAAGGCAAATACTGCCAATTACTTTACATATCTAGTCAATGCCAATACTGTGGCGGCCTATGATAAGGCCAATACAGCAAATCTATTGGCTTCTGATGCTTATGGATTTGCCAATACAGTAAATATCAGAGTTGTGGCCGCATTTGCTCAGAGTAATATATCTCTTTTGGTCGCCTCAAGTGCTTATAACAAGGCTAATGCCGCTAATTCATTGGCCGAGGCCGCATTCAATCAGGCAAATAGCGGCACTTCGGCTGCAGCGGCCTACGATAAGGCAAACTCAGCCAATTATTATGCGTCTCTAGTCGATGCCAATGCATCGGCCGCCTTCATTAGGGCAAATAACGCCAATATTTTGGCCCAACAAGCATTTGCCTTGGCTGATGATGCAAATACAAAGAGTGCCGGTGCTTATGCTCTTGCCAATACACTCAATGTTACCCACCAAACACTTACTGATGGATCCACCGTAAATTGGGATGTGAGTCAAGGTAAAGTAGCAACACTGACTGTTTCCAGTGCTGGTGGATTGAACAGAACTGTGGCAAATCCCACAAATCTCAGAGTCGAATCATATATTCTTCATGTAGTCCAGGGCGACTCAACAACCAGATCAATCACCTGGGGTAACGCGTATAAATGGACAGCACAAACGGCACCTCCAGCATCTGGAGGGATCGGCACAAGAGACGTTTACTCATTCATATCTGACGGTACCTTTATGTATGGATCATTCATACCGGATGTAAGATAAATGATAACATTACTTGCTAGGCCTACAGCTGTAGTAAACATATCAATTTCCGCGAATAATTTCAATCTGAGAAATGCTATATCTCAGCCGGTGTATCCATTGAACGTTATATGTTTTATCAATGCCAATCTATCATCCAATATGGGGCAATCATTGCCTGCATTCACTACTGGCCCAGGTTGGCCGGCAGGATCGTTCATCTATATTGACAATAATGCTACAATAACAGCAGCAAACGGAACAAATGGTGCCAATGGAGCAAATGGTGCTGGTGGTGCTGGTGGTGCTGGTGGTGGAACAGGTTCTTCGGGATCACCAGGCGGAACAGCTGCTAATGGATCACCAGGCATAAACGGTGGCCATGCTGTAGTAATAACAACCAATCCTTCTGTAATCGTTGTTTTTGATAATACTGATGCCACCATTACGGGTGGTACAAGAGGCCTAGGGGGCCTAGGTGGTACTGGAGGTGGCGGAGGTGGTGGAGGCGGTGGAGGAACATTAGGCGCAGGTAAGGATCCGTCATATAGTGGTGGTGGAGGTGGTGGTGGAGCTGGATCACCTGTCGGAACAGGAGGTAGTGGACATACCTCGGGAAATCCAGGCACAGCAACTACAGGAGGATCGGGAGGCAGCGGGTTCGGAGGATCCGGCGCAGGTGGCGCCGGAGGCAATTTAGGAATGGCCGGAACTACAGGACAAAGTGGATCATATGGTGGAGGAAATGGAGGCGGGGCCGGCGCCAACGGACAAAGAGGCGCAAACGGTTCAAACGGTTATGCTGTTTCCGGAAATACAAACATAACAAGATTTATAGGTCTAGGAACACTCAATGGAGGCACAGACTAATGATAGTTTATTATAAGATAGTTGAAGTTTGGCCGGATAACCAAACGATAACTGTCAGATATTACACATCCGAGGTCACAGAAGATGATCTAAAATCTGGCGATCAAGTAAAAGAGGACGGTACACCAGTCAGGTGCAGAACAGACCTGTCAATTTCCATACCACATCCAAGACCAACAGACTCAGAACTAAGAGACACAATCAAGAGGAATGCCCCTATTCCTTTTCTTGAAATGCAAGAGAAGATCAAGAACAAACTTATTGATACCTCAATGAAAAAGTATGAGAATATGATGGGTATCATGAATTACTTTGATACAAATGAGGGCGCAGTTCCGGTAAATCCTGAGATAAAGAAACTTATAGATTCAATCTAGAGAAGGTCTTTCCACAAATTAGCATTCTTTAGGCCTTTCAGATTGAAGTGTCCTTCTTTACGGAACGTCTCAATCACTTCCTTTTTGGATGGTGCGCCAGGAATACCCATTTCCGTGGCTATCCAGAAATGAGGTGCGGCCATCAGTTTACCACCACCATACTCCAGATTCTTATCAAATCTCCACTTGAGTATCTGAGCAGGAGTATATCCGGAAGTAAGCATTTCTTCATATTTTCTATTCAGTAGACATCTCTTACATTTCTCACAATTTTGTGCTTTGTTGGGTCTGGTCTCATCAAATATTGGTTTATTGCATGAGAGTATCAGGTTTTTGTACTCGTCGGGCAAATTCAGCATGGCATATGCCTTAGTATAGTTTTTGTGCCATGTGCCGTCACACAATGGATAACTCAACTCACCGCGTGTGCATACGTGTTTGAACAGGCGCCTTTCCGCGTAATAAGTTGGTGTCCAGTCAAGATGTGGAACCACCTTGATATGTCTATCTTCATAGCTAGAACCAAATACCAGTTTGTCATAGGTTCCATCATTGATCTTTTTATAGTTCTGTATAATTACCAGAAGATTACGGTGCTTTAACTGTGGATGTAGTTCATCCGGTCGGGTAAAGTACTCAACATACTGAAACGGCCGTATTTTTCTGTATTCTTCTAAAACAGCCCAAATCATGCTTGATTTAGATGCATCATCTTCGGTGAACAAGTCCTGATCAATATTGGAGTTGTTCTGGTAAAAAACAGTCACTTCCTCAGTGGTTTCGGTCAATAATTTCCATAAAATGTATGAAGAATCCAGTCCACCCGAGAATGCTAATAGTGTTTTCATCGTCTTCCCTTTTCTAGTTCTCCGTATCATAAATATAAAGGTAAATGCCTAATCTTATTTAGGGGAGAAAGAAATGAACCTACAAGAATGGTTCGAATTGGTTCGCAAAAGTGCAATGGAAGCGGCCAAGGACATCGAAAATAAGATCACCAAAATAGAAATAAAGGGGGTAGACATGGCTAGTGGTAAGGAACTTGCCAATACGATAAGCAATGCCGCTGAAGCAAATGCTAAGGTGGTTAAGGATATTGTAGCAAATATCGGTGAGAATCTGGACAACGCAGCCAAGGAGACAACCAAGGTTATCAAGGAAGTTGTGAAGAACATTTCCAATGAGAATAAGCCAGACACTTCAACAGTCACATTTGATGAAAATGGCAATGTGATTTATGTTGAGAAGTCTAAGCCTAAGAAGAAAAAGAAGAAGTAAACTATGCCGATACCAACGACTAGGGAACAGATGAAAGATTGGTGCCTGAGACAACTCGGGCATCCGGTCCTTGATATCAACGTGGACGACGACCAGGTTGATGATGCCGTAATCAGTGCGCTTCAGTATTTTCAAGATTTCCACCATGACGGTGTTGAGAGATGGTACCTAAAGCATCAGATAACCGCCGACGATAAGACCAACCAATATATTCCAATAACTGAGAACATCATAGGTGTTACC